TAGAAAAATCTCTTGCTCTTTTTAGTGTTTGTGTTTCTTCACCATCATTATCTAATTCTTTCTCAAAAAGAACAGGTCTGTCAGAACCATCTTTTCCTGTATCTCTCAATATTGCAACTACATTCTTATCAAATGACACAGCAACATTTACACCTTTATTCAGTTCTAATTGATCATCTTTTTTATCTAAATAATTTTTAAAATATTTCATTAGAATTTCTATATCTAATGATGCAATTCTGTCAGGGAGACTAAATTCTTTTGTAAACTGCCTGCCTACTCCGTAATTATCGTTATTATCACCGTCTTTTGTCATAACGTCTTTTATTAGCTCGTCAGCAAATTCTTCAAATGTAGGCTGTTTTACGGGAAATGTCTTTAATTCAGGAGGTGTGTTTTGTAGAGCTGTCAAAGACTTATCGAAGATATTTGATCCTCTCGATATCATTTCTGTTACACAATCAAATCCTCCATCAGATCTTTGTGCCCATGTAAATTTTGTAATTGGCCCTATTAGTCCTGACCAGTCTCCAAAATATTCTATCTCTAATTTATCCCACTGAGCATCTACAGTTTTTCTTTCTACACCGTCTACAATATCTATTGTATCTTTAAATAAGTCTTGATTTATTTTCGCATGCTGACCTTCACCCATCATAAATTTTGGTATGTCACCTGCTCTACCTGAAGGTTTTTGTGATCTTACCCAACCAAAGTCTAATATTATGTTTTGGCCTGATGAAAGAAAAGATCCTTTTTGATACATCTCTAATTGTTCTAGTGTAAAGCATGTCCAATTTATAGTTGCTTTTCTAACAGCTCCACCGTATCCTGTATATTCAACAGAGACATTATTTATTCCTGCAATCGGTCTTATTCCTGGTACTGATACTTGTTGCTGATGAGGGTGATCATGTCCTTTGTTAGGTACTGTATCATAAAATGCATCAGCTGCGCCTTTTACCCTAGATCCTAATGACTGGAAGTAGTCTTCTCCTCCATCTGCACCAGGCACTTCTCCTGTAATTCTTGCATCATCAATATTAAACATTCCATAGATAATATTTGTCTTTCTTGTTCCTGGAGAGATCATTCTTATGTAACAATTCTTAGAAACTTGTCCTTCTCTTGTCAATACAAAGTCTTCACTTGCTTGAGATTCTGCTAACAGTGAAGATCTTAATTCTTGTCCAGCATACTCAGAAATTGCTTTAACGCGTGCATCCAAACCTTGCTTAATATTCGGGTGTATGTTGTGCCTAAAACCTGCCATTCTATTTTAAGTTTTCAGAATTGAATGCTCTTAAAACTTCTCCTATGTCTGTAGGTATTCTTAATTGTGTTGCCGGATCTAGCCCTATATCTGATGGGTTTAGTCCGTTTGCCTTACTTATTATCCACCAATAATTAACGTCACCATAATATTTGTGTGCTAACAAGTCTAATCTTTCACCCTGAACAACATTATGCATTATATCAGTATCTCTCTCTGGTATTGCAGGGTATAGTGTTGGCTTAAAGTATCTGTCTTTATTGCTTGATATTTTTATCTTTGTGTCTTTATATCTGTTAAACATAAGATCTCTCTATTATATTACTGACTCACGATCTAAGAAAGCGCCTATTGGGTTTGATTCGTTCCTTAAAGCACCTGATTGTTTACCATCAGTATTTTGCAAGTCTTCGTAAGTTTGACCTGCTCCGTTGTTATTTAGCCATTTTAAGTTATAATGTGTACCTCTATTTAGTGGCAAATTATCGCCAATATATTGAAAACCAACAGATACATTTATTCGCTTTGTAAACATTAATCCAGCATCTGTTTCCCATGTACTATCTTGTGGAAATGATATTGAACACTCTGTCAAGAATCCCATTTGATCATGAATAATATCACCTACTGTCATTCTTATCATTGGCCCAGACATCCTGTAAAATGAGTCTAAATTTGGATAGCATAAGCCCACAAGATAATTTACTTTCTCTAATAGTGCAGGAAATTCTTGTTTTGTCTTTGGATAAACAACAAAGCTAAATGATAGTGACCTCTCAGTCCCTTGATAGGTGTATGAAGATACTGGCCTTCCTACAAAAGATGTAGGACTCCAAGTAGGCTGAATTGAGTCTTCAATGTCTCCGTCAAAACTTGCCCTAAAAGGTATATCAGTATTATTGTGAATGTCATAAAAATTTAACGGTATAAAGTCATTTGATGCCAATCCTATTGTTTGTGCACCACCTTCGTTTGGAGTGTTCTCTTTTCTTTCAGTAACTTTTTGTGCGTTTACTTTGTCTACACCGTCATATAAAAGTTTATTGGCGTCATTCTTATAAACAAGTGCATCACCAAAAGTCTTATTACCTGGACCGTCTAAAAATCTTGCTTGAAGCCCTTGTCTTCCTATTGCATAAACTTTATTTCTGCCTTCTAGTCTTTTACCTTCCATTGGGAAAGCTACAGCATTTTCTCCTTCTGGTACATCATCTGCATGATCAAGTACTCCTGTATCTTTTAAGTTGATTTTCCACTGCTTGCTATTAAGCTCTTTAGGTGTGAGAAGGTTGTCTTCATATTTATTTATTTGATCAAGTTGTTGATAGCCAAGTGTGCTATATTTATGTGCTAGTCCTTGTGAAGTCTCTTTTTCATATTTCTGTACATAATTTTCACCTTCTATAGATCTGTCTAATATTAGTTTTGTTGGGTCGTGGAAAAATTCTTTAACACGATCTTCATTATCAAAATCTTCAAATTTTTCTCTTAAACTTCCTATAGGTGTTGGTTGTAATTTATCTTCTAAGCGATTATACTGCAAATTAGTTGCTTTAAACTTAGAATCAAAATAGTAATCCTCAGGCATTCCTTTTGATGCATATCCTGCTTTTAATATTTTATCTCCACCTATCTCCAATTCTTCATTAAAAGCATCTTTGATATATTTTCTAGTTCCTAATACGGAAGCTGTTCCTCCATGCCAGTAATTAGTTTCTGGCAGATAGGGAATTGAATTTACAACGTTTAAGGACGGTACAATTGGATTTATGAACTCATTTGCTGTGTTTTTAAATAATGAAAATGCTGCTGCCCAAAATCCACCAGGCCCTTGTTCAGAAGTATCAGTTAGTATAAAGTTTTTATATAGATAAAGCATTTTTGAATCTGTCTCTTGATCAAATTTATCTCCTTTCTGCTGCTTTATGAAAGACATGTCTGTGATAACATCGGCACTGTATGTATTAGTATCTATTCTTGGTGTATTCTTTAAATAAGAAGGCTTTCCAAATATTACACTTCCTATAGATACTCCTCTAACACCTGGATAAAATCCTGCTTGCAAGCCTATTGCATCAAATGTTCCAAATTCTGCAGGAAGCCCTTCAAATTGGTCAGCACTCGGATCAGCTGCACCTTGCATTACGTGATATAGTGCTTGTCTTGAAGTTCTCTTATTTATAAACCTATTGTACATATCACCTGAATCCCTTACTAATTCTAAGTGTCTATCAGCTGATCTATCTGCATTGCTCCCTCCTCTTTGTAACTGAACAGTATACCCTATTAAAGGATTTTGACCAACTGGTCTAAAAGGGCCTTCTTCTGCAGACTGTTGTCCAAAATAATAAGAGTTTGCCAGACTATCATCAAGTCCAGGATAACCCTCTAATTGAGGCCTTTTCATATAACTAAAAAGATCTTGATTGTCTACTGAATCTGCCCATGTAGATACTAAAATACTTTTTGACTTTAAATCATCTAATCCGCTAAATGAAACAGAACCTTTTAATCCTGATATTGTTGCCTCACCACCTGCATGTGATATTGTATAGACTTGAGGAGTTGGTGGGTTTGTATCATCAAAAACTGTTGCTGCGGTGTTAACTGTTATTGGTTCACCAGGATTTAAAAATTGTTCTAGAATTTTATCTCTTTCACCAGTTACAGTTGTTCCGGAATGACCGTCATCAAATGTTTGTGCAGTATCAGTCTCTGCTCCTATTGAGTCATATCTAAAATTTCTTAACTTGGATGCGTCAAAGTCTTTTAAACTCATACTAAGCTCCTTTAGATCTGCCTATGTTGTTAACTGCTGCAGTAATTTCTTTATTTGTTCTTATAATTTCTGACATTTGTGCATTAGAGTTATTTACGAGTGCCTGTAATAATGCAACTTGTTTTGTTCCGGAGTCATTCATTCCTCTGTTACCAGCTAGTGCTGATAAAACGCCTGGATCTTTTACACCGACGACTGTATCTGCTGATGAAAATCTTTGTATTCCTTGTCCTGGTCTCATTACAAAATCTTGTGATACAACTCCACTTGGTTTATCGCCTCCAAGACCAAAGAAATCAGCAAACTTTCCACCAAAATCCATTGCGCTTGCTATTAGTTCTTTTGCCTGCTCAACAAGTGCATCAAATACGCTGGTTATTCCGTCGACCACAACTTGACCTAAATTTGAAAATGCAGAAGTTACCGAGGAATAAACATTTACTGCGCTATCTTTAAATGAATTTACACCATTCATCACTGCATTGCCTAGACCACTAAAGTAAGATGTCAGTGCAACCCCTAAATCTTCTAAACCTGTCATTCCTGCATTAAATGCTCCAGTTGCAAGGGCTCCAGCGCCTGATAACACGCTTCCAAATCCGCTTATTAATCCTGAAATTCCGTTTGATAGCATTTCGCCTACTTTTGGAAATACAGTGTCTACTAGCATTCCTACTATACTTCCGATTCCGTAGCCTATTGCTGCTCCGACTGGTCCACCAAAAATTGCGCCTATCCCTGCACCAATTCCTCCAAACCCTATACTAGTCAGCGCATTTTCTTTTGTATCTTTACCACCAAATGCAAATGACAGCATATCAACTAAAGGTGCAAGAAACAATGATAACTTACTTAAAAATCCTAACATTGGCCTGAAAAATTTTGAGATGTTGGCCATTGTCTTTCCTAACATACTTCCTGATCCGAGAAATTTCCCAATTCCGATTCTTTTTGCAATGCTTTTTGCCATTCCTTTTAATGGCGCTGTAAATTTTGCAATAGTTTTAGAAGAGGCTGTAACTGCTCCGGCTATTGCACCTCCTGCTATACTAAATGCAGATCCTAATTTAGCGGGCGTCAATGCAAATAAGATGTCAAATAGTGTTTTATTTGATTGTTTTTGCAGCTTAAGGCCTATGTCTAAATCAGCAGCACCTTCACCACCCCTTCTAACCATAGCTGCAAGATCTTCGACTCCTACACCAATTGAATCTGCAAGCGCCTGTCTTTGTATTGCATTAAGTCTATTAAATTCTTCTTCACTTCCAAGCTGATCAACGATATCTTTCATTGCGCCTTCAATGTCATTGTTTAGTGCAAGATTTCTTGCTCTATCAAAATTTAAATCGCGTCCAATAAGAACAGATGCTTCAAATTCACTTGCTATTGAAGATTCTAAGTTTAATAAGCTGTCAGCGATCTGCCCTGCTTTAGATAAGTTTATTCCTAATTTTTGTGCCTGTATTGCTGCCCTTGCCATGCCTTCTGCAGTCCCATCTGAAAACTTTGCTAACATTTCTGCATTGGTTGCCATATCTTCTAGTACTTGGCTTGGAATTACACCTGCCATTTCTGACATTGAAGCGAGTCCTAGCTGTAGCTGTGAAGCTTGCTCTGCTGTTGCACCTGCTGAGTTCTGAAATAATTGGTTTACAGTTGCAAGTGTTGATGCAGATGCACCTGTATCTTTTGAAATTTGTGCTAAGTTTACTGCTACTTGTCCGGATCTATTAGATGCCAAGCTTAAGTTGTTTGATGCAAGTCCTAATTGTGTGCTTGCCTCTGTTAGCTCATCATTTATTCCTAATATACTAAATGCTAGTGATTCTCTACTGAAGATTTGGCCTAATGCAGTTGCATTTGTAACCCCTAAATTATCTTGAAATTTTTGTGCTTCCTCTGCTGCATCTGCCATTTTTGATGATATAAAAACAATTGCTGCGCCTAATGCCTCTGATAACGATGAAGATATGCCTAGTGCATCTTGGAAGTCTGATGCATATTCTGAAAATGATTTTCCTGCTGATGCAGTACCTTTCATTCCTTCAAATATATCTTTTGTCCTATCTCCGCCTTCTTTAAATGCGCCTTTAAATACATCATCTGCAGATTTTTCTATTTCTTTTATTTTGTCATTTAGTGCTTGAGCTTGATCATCTGATAAGTTCCTAAAGCCTGCGCCTGCTTCAATAACTTCTGTTTGCAAGTCAACTATTGTGTCTATTAATTCAGTTGCCTTATCTGCGCCTTTTTTTGAGCTACTTGAATATTCCTCTGCTAGTTTTGTAAGGCCTGTAAATCCTTTAGATCCTTTTAAAAAAAGTTCTTCTTCTTTTTCTGAAACACTTGATAATGCTGATGCTAGTTTCCTGTCTAATGATTGTGCGTAGTCTTCTGAAGCTTTCTTTGCTTTTTTTCCTGCTTTTGTTCTTTTATCAGCTGCTTTTGCAGCAGCTTTTCCTGCTTCTTCTGTAGCTTTTTTTAAATCTACAAATTCTCTTTTTTCTTCACCTGTAAGATCTATACCTTCTTGCTGATAACGGAGTAGTTTCGACTCCATTGCTGTCTGTTCTTTTAAGAGTTTTGTATATTCTCTTTTAAGTTGTACTGCTGTTTTAAGATCTTTATTCTGAGCCATTTAAAAATCCGATTAAGACTTTGACTTTCTCATCTTAGCTGTCATCTGCTTGAGATTGTCTGACCTTCTTTCTATATCAGCTCTTTTTTCTGGATCCATTTTGTTAAGCCTTCTTTCAATAGACTTTTCAACTTTGTCCATTGCTTTACCTAAGTCTCGTATTGCTGCATCTGACGCAGCATCTTTGTCTTTAAAACCTAGTGCTTTTTTTATTTTATCTGAATTGGACAAGACAGCTCTTGTTCCAATATAAGCTGCAATAGTTTTTGCAAGGTTGGATATTTCATTTATCTCTTTGGACATAGTAGCCTCCAGTTAATACTTTCTTAATGATAAATATTAGAAAAATAGCTTTTGTGCTACTTCTTTCTAGATCTAGATGCTTTATCTATCTTTTCTTGCTCTTTCTTTTTTTGTTCAGCTAACTTGTTCATGTAGAATTTACGAAGATAGATAGGCATACCATATACATCACTAAATGTAAATCCTCCCTCTGAAAAGTATATAAGCTGAAATATGCCCTCGTGTACTATGGGCCGGTATTCAGGGGTTACCGGGAGGGCCAGAAGAAATTTACTGATATTGGCAAATCAACATCTGAATTTTCACCGCAAGAAGGGCAAGAAAAGACTGTACTGAAGTCTATGTCTGGCTGTGATTCTGAATAGTGTTCTCTATAAGCTCTAGAATCCATAGCAAAGAACTCATTGTTAATAAAGTTATTAATAAACTCTTTGTCTTCATTTCCATCAACAGAAACTATTTGTTTCCTTAGCCTTGTAGTAACTTCTTGAGTTCTACCACCCATTGCTTTCTTCATTCTATCAACTTCTATAGCAGCATCTTGCTCATCTTTATGTGTCATAAATTTATATTCTATGACTCTACCAGAATTAGGTAGTTTAAATTCAAACTTATTTTCACCTTTAAACTGGTTTTCATCTATAGGTTTGTGTTCAAAAAGTGTCAAATCATATTCGCACTCTTTCTCTACTGCACCGCAATGAGTACATGTTGTATCTGTAGCATATGTTTTTCCATATCCTAGTATTCTAGCTGCCAACATTATTGCATTTTTATCACCTATTAATAATTCATCTAGGCTTACTTTTGAAATTATTAAAGATTTCAAAAGCTGATCAATAACAACGCCTTTCTTAATAAGGTTTTGAGAAGTCAGTATGTCTTCTTCTCTTGCTGTCATGTATTTTATTTCTATCGATCCTTCAGACAATGCATGTCCTTTAGGATATAAAAGTCCCTTGCTAGGCAGATCCACTGCCTCAGTCGGGAACTTAGGTTGTTCTTTAGGCATTATAACTCCTTTTTCTATTTTTTAACTACAACTATTTATCGACCATCAACACAGAATGCCACATTCATAAACTGATGTTTGATATAGTACTCTTAGAACTGTAATACTGCGTAATCGTATCTAAGTGTGCAAGTGATTTCTACTGGATCACTTGTACCCCAATCTAAATCTCCAAAAGAAGCAGACTGGATATAAGCACCAACAAGTTGCCATTCTTCAATGACGTCACCTACTGGTCCTAGTAAATTAAAAGTAACGTTTTTCTTATAAAAATCTGAGTATCCATCACGGCCTGTTACTGACTCGTGAGATAAACGAACCCATTCCATAACAGCCTGTGAAGCTGAAGGAACGATTGGATCGTACATTGTTATATCAAGTGTTTGCCATTCCCCTTTACCCTTAACATAGCGCTTTACGTTTATGTGATCAAGTGCAACTTCTTCAAACTCGATACTTGGACGACTGGCAGCCTTGATAGTGTAAGCAGGAATGCCTTCTATATACATGATGAACCGGTTCTGAACTTTCGGTTCGAATTGTGTGAACATTATATCGTTCGGATCAATCAATTGTGGCATTCTATTTCTCCTGTGTTACAATTTTATCGATAATAAATATCATTAAACAAAGAAATAAGCACAAAAACAAAAAAGCCCGAAGTATTATTTCGGGCCTTTAAGTTAATTAGGTGTCTCTTAGCTTGGGAAGCTAGCACCTGTAGGTTGTACGACAAAGTCCAATACAATGAATTCAACTGAACGTGCAGGTTGTAGGAATATCTGTCCTACTAGCTGGTTACGATCAATCACATCTGGTGTATTATTAGTGTCATCCATAACAACTCTGAAAGCTGTCAGACCTTGATTAGACTGTATAGATTCTAAATAAGGATTGACGATGTTCAGAAACCTGTTCCTAGTAGCAACTGTATTGTTTTCAAACAATAAGTAGCGTGAAGAACTTGCAACGAACTTCTTAACCCTGATAAGTAATCTTCTTACATTGATTCTATCAAGTGCTGAAGGTTTAGCTTGTAATGTTTTCTGTCCGAAAACTACTACACCTTGACCTGGGAATGAAGCAATAGGATTAATCCTGTCTTCATATAACAAGTCTCTTTCAGCGTGTGTTAAACGTGTCTTAGCTTCTAAAACGTTAGATAAGCCACCACGATTTAGACCTGCTGGTGCAAACCATTCGTGTGCTACTCTATCGTTCTGTGCTATAACACCTGGAATCACAACTGAAGGTGGTACCCAAGTTGGTAGATTAACGCTATCATCAAGTACCTTGACCCAAGGATAATAAGCAGCTGCATAGTTTGTATCTACAGAAGATACTGCGCTAGTTGCTGCTGATATTCCATCACCCCATGCTGCAGGATCAAAAATATAGAAAGCATCGCCTCTATTTTTTACCATATCCATTGCATGATTGGTTGGGTTAGGGTGCAAGTTGTAAATTAAACCAGGAGTAGCTAACAAGTTAATGTCAAATTCATCCTGATTACTTACTGCATTAATTGCCCTCTTATAAGCAACAGACCCACTAGCAGAAGCGTTTGAGCAATCAAGACCTTGTTGGTTTGTTGCGCTTATGTCGCCTGCTGTGTTCTTCTTAATAGCAGGATTGGCACCGTCGAATCCACCTTGTAATGGAACTACGAATTTGTGCTGTGCTACGTTTGAAGTGCCTAATGCTAAATTACCAGCGCTAGTTACGAATGTTGAAGATCCACCAAAGTCTCCTGACGAAGCTGATGGGTGACCTTTAAAATCGTTAAGACTCATTGTCACGTTGTTACCTGCTACTGCTCCTACTGGAAGCGGTGATAGGTATTCTCTATTGATCTTCTTTGAGAAGTCAAAACCGTGAAATGATGAGAAGTCTTTTTCACCTGTCGCTGCATTTTGTTGTACTGTTACATAAGATGCAGATGCAACTGGTGATGCACCAAAAACGCCTATTGTTGCATTTGGTACTGGTTGTAAGACTTTTCCATGTCCGAAAGGAACTAATGCTGCAGGTGCACCATTTTTGATAATATCATAATTCGATACGTAAATATACTTAGACATATTTGGCCAGTCACCGTTGTAGGTTAACTTACCATCTGAATCTATAGTAACATATCTATCACCAATCTTTCTAGCAAAATAATTTGCTGAAGTTGGATCTAAATTAAGGTTATCAAACTGCTCTACAATAACATCATCAGATTCTTTAAAAGAGCTCTGGTCTATTTCTCTAACTTGTAAAGAAAATGATCCAAAGTCTGATCCTGCTATTGACCCTGCTTGTTTTACATTTGCTATAGCTATTTTAAACTTACCGTGTGTATCAACTTCACCGTGTGATCTTAATTCTACTTTAAAAAGATTTGTAGCTGAATTATTGATCTTTTGTGATGTGATAAACGGTGTTACAGCATTCTGGTAGTCTTGCTTTAAATTAACAGCACCTAGTGATCCTGTTACATTTATTGTTCCTGCCATTGCTGTTACTGGTTGAAATAACTTGTATAGGTAAAATGGTGAGTCCTGACCCTGTGCCTTTGTTGACATTGGGTTAGAACTAAAAACATCCTCTATATAAGTTGCCGACGTAGCGTCTAGTGATGCTGTAAATTGGTATGATCCCGTTCCAATATTAAACGAACTAACAGATCCTGTAATACTCGTTCCATTTAAAATCGCATCTGGATTTAAATTACTAGGAGCTAATACAGCAACTACATGTGGTTCAATTGAAGATGAAACAAGGGCACCAATGTTTAGCATATTGGCAGAATATCCACCAATACCTAAGACTCTAACAATCGTAACAGAGCCAGCGCTTCTTAAGTACTCACGTACTGTAAATGGAACGTATAAATCTTGATCAAGACCTCCAAACATATCCGCGAATTCGTTGAAATTTCGTACAATTGTAGGAACAAAAGCAGGACCTTTTTTAGTAGGTCCAACGATTGCTGCGCCAATTTCAGCTATTCCTTGCGGTAAGAAGGAGAGATCTTTTTCACGAGTAAATACGCCTGGTGAGACAATTCTCTCTGCCATTATGGTTCTCCGATTATTTTGTGTTCATGAACAAAAACTTTTATTCAGGAATAAATATACATTAAACCATTGAAAATGCAGTTGTTTTTATTTTGCTGGCTTTGGTGCTTCTTCAGCTGCTGGTTTTTCTGGAGCAGGTGTAAATATACCTGTCTTTGGATCTAGTTGACCTTGACCATACTTCTCATTAAAAGATTGTGCTAGCTGTTGTTCTGAATCTTGAAGGCTACTTAGCTCATCTAATAGTGATTCTTCTAAAGACTCAAGTTGTTCAGCTGATTTTTCATGCTGTATCTGTTGCATCTTTAAATTACCCATTCTCATCTGTATATTTTGATAAGCTTCTTGAGTTTCTCTTAGACTTTTAAGTTCATCTTCTGTAAATTTTATTTCAGACATTTTGTTTTCCTCATAATTAATTTTCATAACCAGTTATATATATTATCTTAAATTTTCAAAATTAAATTTTTATTCATTATCATTAAAAATAGAATCTTCAGACCACCAGTCGCTACTGCTGGAAAAGATACTTAATATTTCTGATTGTGTGTATTCTTTAGACTTTGTTGTTAAATTACTTACTGAACTTGGCATACTTCCTTCATATTTTACGTATGTATAAGAACCTGAGACATTGGTGTTGAATTCTTGTGCTGAAGAAGTTACTTCTCTATACCCAGGAAATTTGTGTAGTGCAATAACCTGTGTAACATCTAGGCTGCCTGTCTCTGCTGTACTAAAAATTACCCATTTATGATTCGTGTACATAGTGCGGCTCCAGTGAATACAGATCTTGTCCTGTATTTGTTCCGTCCCACCATCCTTTGCATACCGGACAAAAAGAACCTGTCAGAAATGTATGAATTTCTTCTGTAGGTTTGTCTGTATAAGAACTGGTTGCTGCTATAGAATGACTAGATGCTGTAAGTAGAAGTGATCCTGAATCATGTGGCTCAGTCGATATTATCTTATATGCTGATAAGTCGCACAGCCATATAGATGCAGATAATTCTGTTCCATCATTGCATTCTAGAGGATAAGATTTGTGTGATAGTCTTGCTTTATACATTTTAAGATGTTACGTATATTCCTAAATACATTGTTCCCATATTGCTTCCATACCCATACATTTCGAGTTTGATTGTATTTGTACTGAATGTAAATTCTGGTGATCTCAAGTAGACGTCCTTATAATAGCCACTATTACTTCCTTCATAATAAATATGATAATCTTTACTTACACCTGTACCACCTGATCCTGTGCCCGATGTGTCTCTCCACCATCTTCCTGTTGGGTTAGTTCCTGAAAGTACAGTATTCCATGAAGAGCTGTGGTTGTATGCTTGATTTGTAGTTCTATATGTTGTTCTCCAATTTGAATAACCCCAAGTCCCAGTACTATATTGCGCCGGTTTAACCCATCCACCGTCATCAAAATCTATTCGATATAGTTGAGGATCCTGCCTATAGCTGCTTCCTGATTCATAACGTAGAAATACATGTCCTGTATTGCCGTTTGTCAAAGATGCGTTTGCGTAGTCTGATGAAGATAAGTCTACTGTGTACGTTAACAGACTAGTACCTTGATTTCCTGTAAATAGCTTGTTGCCTGCAGCGCCTTGAGCATTTCCGTACTCACCAACAGATACTGTAGAACCTCCGCCGTCTCCTCCGCCGCCGTCTCCTCCTCCGCCATCAGGAACGTCAGCCCCTAAGACACTTGACATTGTAGAAGAATCATAATCTACTGTTCCAACTTTTGAAATATTACCAGTAGCAACAGTTCCTATTTTTGCAATATCTGGCATATTATGACAGTGTTACAGATGTGCTATCTGGATTAAAATAAATTAAGCAGTCATTGTATGGTGTATGGCCGCCTGCGTTGTTTTGATCATTTTTCTGTATTACATGTCCTATCACTCTCACAAAGTGACCTGATGTTGCAGTTGCAGTCATATCATATCCACCTAATTTTGTTCCTGACACATAAACCCCTCCGCCAATTGCTGGTGTGTCTTCCATCATTTTATCTTCAAGTCTTATCATTCCTTCAACCAACATGCCTACCTCTTTAGAGTTTCCTGTTCCGCATGCAATCGCCAACATATTATTTGAACCTGATAATGCTGTAGAAGCTATTGCTTGGTACCAAGTTCCATTTGTTGGTGCTCCTGGCCCTTGTCGCAGGACATATAACTGTCCACGTAAAACACTAGTGTTTCCTACTTTTAAAACTTTACCGCTAAATGCGTGAGCTTCTGGAGACGCACTTGAAGTTCCGAAACTACTACTAGTTGAAGATTCCCATGCAGAATTAGCATAAGGTCCTAACTCCCAAACTGTATTAAATGGTGATAATGTAGGAAATCCACTTTGTGTAACTGCAGTTCTCTCTTCTGAGGGTGCAGATGTTCCTATTACAGTTAGCGGAACACCGTCTCCTAATTCAACAGAATTTCTTGCTGTCACTTTTAAAGGAGCAGATCCTATAGGACTTCCTACTACAAACTGATCTGGCATTTGTTTTGTGCTTTGGCTGACTTCTGAGTTTTGAAGTTTATTTTGAACGACTTCGTCTACAGTTAAGTCTCCTGATCCGACAGCAAGTATTGATCCTGTTCCTAACATTTTTACAGTTGGATCTGCAGTTGTCTTTTCAGTACCTGTTTGCATACTTGATGAGAAAAATACAAAACCTTCTTTATCAATTACAGGATCTGGTCCTCCTACACCTAATTTAAATGATCCATCACCAAAAGCTTCAAAAACTGGTAATCCGAATTTTGTTGAAACTGAAAAGAAAGATCCTGTTACTTGTTTTGAAGCTTCAGGTCCTTGATATGGTCCATCTCCCCAACTATCAGATACTGAAAACATCGGTACTGAATTATGATTACTTACTCCTATTAGGGATCCTGTTCCTTCTAACTTTAGAGTTGGTGTAGAATCAGTTGTTAATGTATCTTGGCTACCAGTATCTGGACCTATACCATAAGTGCTCTGGCTTATGAAAAAATTACCCTCTCGATATATGATTCTCTTATCTTCTTGCCCCATAGTAAAAGTACTGTCATTATGGACAGAAAACAGCTGAAGTCCGAATGGTGATACTGCGGTAAATGCAGTGGAAGAAGTGTGCTCTGTAACTTCTGTTCCTAAAACATCTGTAGAGCCTATACTAAATTGAGACTTTCTCCTATCTTCTGATACTACATTGAATACTTGTCCTATTCCTGATACTTTTAAACTAGCATCTCCGTCCTGACTATCAGTGTAAACTGCTGCAGGATGCGTAGTTCCTGAGACATGCATTGTCATGTTTCTTTTTAGGAAGAATTCTTGAGTTGTCTTTGCAAGAGGCCATTCTAAAGTGCTGTCTTCGTAGAAAGTAAATATTGGAAGACCAAATGTAGTATTTATTGCTAAAGCAGCGCTAGAAGTCATAAGTGTATCTGGTGACCAACTACCTGTGCCTATTCCTTCAGCGTTGTATGCGTACTTATTATCAACAGCAAACATTGATCCTTGTATACCTACTACATTCATAACAGATCCAGATCCGTGTACTTCTAATGTTGGTATATTGCCTGAAACAGGTACAGCAGATGAGCTTATAAATAGAGCTGGATTTGCAGTACTTGATCCTGTCAATTCTAGTGCGGCATTTACATATTTTATATTGCCTGCTGTTGTCCAAATACTGCTTCCTCCACCACCGCCTCCGCCGCCGGCGGTATCCCAAACTACTTTAGAACCATCCCACTTTAAAAATTGACCAGAAGTAGGAGAGTCTTGACCTATTTTTGTAATTTCTCCGCTATTGTTTACTACTAGTGCAGTATTGCTGCCACCATATAAAGTAAAAGAACCGTCTTGTAATATGTTATAAATTTGTACATCATTGCCGCCTTCACCTTCTGACCATAGCTGTAAGTCGTTATTAACACCAGAATTAGATCCTCGATATCTCCAGTAAAATCCGTAACCTCCAGTTTGGCCTGCGTAGGTTCCATGTCCCATCCTAAAATCTATATCCTTGTTGTCTCCTAATAGCTCTAGAGCTATTCCATTTGAGGACATAAAAGAAGTAATAGCACCTTTTGTAGAACTAGATCCTGTAACTATTAGTGCTGTACCATCATAAAGTAAATTTGCTTCACCAGTTAGTGCATCAGCAGATGTAAATGTTGCTATCCTATTATTTGAACCATTTGCAACAGCAGAGACAGCGCCTCCTCCGCCGCCGCCGCCTCCTCCGGAGCCTAGACTTGAGCTGACATCTGTTCCGTTTACTAGTATCATGCCAAATGAAGCGGTAGAGTTTACTGATGCTGATATTTCTGTACCACCATTTGAGCTTCCTGTTATAATTAAGGGTTGTGCAAATGATCCTAGTGTAACTTTGTTATCTGAAAATGCTTCTATTACTGGTGTACCTGAAATTGTGTTAATACTAAATAAAGACCCACTTAATTCATCTGTTACAGCAAATAGTTGTCCCTGTGTACCTTTTACTTCTAATACTTTAGATCCTGATCCCTCTATTAAAACTGCGTTTACTGACGAGCTTACGCTTTGGCTTACATGCAATCCTGGAAATCCTAGTCCAGAGTTTGATCCAGTTATAATTAAATTTCCAGTAGTTGCGACTTGAGATCCTGTTGCAGCAAATATACCTGAGCCGCCTCCGCCGCCTCCGCCGCCAGAAGATGCAAATGTAATTGTATCACCTCCTGCATTGGTTGTTATTGTCATATTAGAACCAGCAGCAAGTGTTAATGTGTCTGTTGCTGTATCAGCTACTACATCACTTTGTCCTGAAACAGATATTGTCTTGAATGAATATTCATTGGTTTCTCCACCTCCTGCTGAACCTACTCTTGCAGCAATAGAAGATGAGAAGTTTGACCTTAACTCTTCAGTTCCAATAATTATTGCATTACTAGCCGATACATCTACTGATGCGATTTCTCTACTAGCTGTAATATCTGTGCTGGTTATAATTGCCATTTAAGTTTCCTATATTCTATAAATATCATTCTATACGATATTGAATCTCGCTCGTTGAGCCTTAAAATTTTGTTCTATCTCCGAAGCTGTTAGTGATTTATTGTATACTCTTACTATTGATACTCTTCCGTTTAGATTCCAGCCTAAATCTACATAACTTCCGAATGAAAGCTGCCCTATTCTAAATGAGTTTGTTTCATTATCGTGACCGCCCATTACATTAGAATATGAACTATTTGTGCTCTGCTGATTTGATGCTAACACACTGTTTGTATAAAAACGCATACCATTTGTCTCATCTACTGTCATTACTATGTGCTGATAGTTTCCCTGAGTTCCATTTACTGGTGTGTGACTATTATCTCCTGTCCAATAGATTCGTGAATTTGATGATGTTATTCTTACAGTTCCACCGTATCTGTTGCTTCCAGTTCCGCCTATATTTAGATTAAACTCATCAGTGTTGCTCGAAAATGATCCCATTCCCATAATACATACTCCCTGTGAGTGAGTATCAGGATCAATCACTATCTCGAATGAAAACTGTTGTGCTGTGTTTACTGCATCATCATTTAAACCGCTTAAAGAAGCGTCGTTGCCAAACTCAACATAATCGTTTGTTCCGTCAAAGTCTATATAGTGGTTTCCATTCTTTTGGGTAAACCCATGTGACGGACCATTTGTAAGAGTTCCGTGATTTTGATACGGTGACAAGTCATACCAAGTCGTTCCTGACCTCGGATAGCTGTTTATGTCGCTGGCATCTAGATTTAAAACTAGTCTGTCCTGTGCTACGATGTTTGGTCCTGCTGATGTTGCCATTCTATATTCCGTACTTATGCCTTTGTGCTTCAAAGTTTGACTGTACTTCTTCTGGTGTGAATTCTATATTATAATATCTGAATGCTCCCATTTTTCCATTAAAACTATATGAGTTATTTGATTGAGCTCCGACAAAGAATGTTTTTGTAGTATTTCCATAGGCTGAAAATATTGAAGATCCTGCTATTGAACTAGTTCCTGTTTTTATTTCAGCATTGGGTGCATCTACTCCTCCGTTTACATAACCTATCACTCTGTTTGAATTTGTCGTGCCATCCCATGTCATAGTGATGTTATACCAAGTATTTAATGCGTAGTCGTCTAGCATAGTTTGTACAGCAACGGCGTAACCGCTTCCATTTGTCATATGAAAGTAATAATTATTATCTAGCCCATGAGATAAATCGAATAATCTTTGTGAAGCATTTCCTCTTGTTGCTCCTAGACAATAAACACCGTCTCCGTATCCTGCTGGATTAAACCAACACTCAACTGTAAATACCATATTGTCAACAAAAAAATCATCCCCTCCTCCCATATTACAATAGTCATTTGTACCATCAAAAGAAAAATAACCGGCGTCATTATGTACAGGTCCATTTGTGAGTGACCCGTCTCCGCCTCGACCTTTTCGACCTAAATTTTTCCATGTTGTTCCAGAACCTGGGTAGCTATTAACGTCACCTGCTTCTAGAGAGATTTGCAAGCCATCTGTTATTATTTTTGGATTGTGTATTGCAGCCATTATATTGAGTCGAAGCCGAATCTCGGTCCTATTGCGTTATAGTCTTGTTTAATTTCATCTGCTGATAATACTCTTTCATAAAGCTTTATATTTGATATATCGCCATCAAAGGGGTTGGTATTGTCACCCTCTTCCTGCATTCCTATTGTTAGTTTTGGATTTGCTGTAGTATTAGTTGATCTCTTATTAATGTTGACATTGTTTACGTCTGTATGTAGCTGCCCGTTTATATAAATATATCCTCCTGCATTCCATGCATCTGACGCTGCATATCCATCCATTGTTACAGCAATTTGAAGCCATACATTATTAGATATTGCAGAGTTTGTTTGAAAAGAATTTGAAGTAGCATCAGCTGTCTGATAAAAGAAATGAGAATGCTGAAATGAACCGTTATTCTTCTTTTTAAACTGAAAGCATCTGTATGAATTTGTAGGATCATCTGCGGAAAGAATAATTC